ATGCGAGTTACCACTAATCTTGATACTGAAATCGGACAACGTCTGCGCCGGGCGCGGTTGGCCAAGGGATTAACCCAGACCGGACTCGCCGATAAAATCGGCGTCAGCTTTCAGCAAGTACAGAAATATGAGAACGGCTCCAACCGGGTCAGTTCTTCGCGGCTGGTCGGCATCACCAACACGCTTGGAGTGCCGGTCACCTATTTCTACGACGAACTCGGGGACGACGTTTGTGATGCGGACGAAAGTGAACTACCAGACAGCGTCATGCGCGTCGCCCGTATGCTGAACGAAATGCCCGAGGGAGACATCAAAGACAAAATCTTCCTGCTGATCAAAGCGTTCGCACGGAACTGATCAGATGGAACCCGCTGCCACTCACGATCTCATCAGTATCGACCCCAAGGATATCATCGTTTCTGAACGCCTGCGGGCCGTAGATGAGGCGTGGGTGGAAGCGATTGCCGCGTCTATCGAACAGAAAGGGCAAGATACGCCAATCCAGGTTCGCAGAAACGGTGGCGGTAAACTGCATCTGGTCGCTGGTGGGCACCGGCTGGAGGCCTGTCGCCAGATCGGCGTTAATGTCAGGGCCGAAATCATCGAATGCACCCAGTTGGAAGCGCGATTGATTGAAATTGACGAGAACCTGTTCCGCCGTGAACTGGGAGCGCTGGATCGGGCTGTATTTTTGGCGGAACGGAAAGCAGTTTATGAGGAGATGTATCCAGAAACTGGACACGGGAAAACACCGGGAAACCAACATAGCGGCCAAAACCGGGAAACCGACATTTTGTCGTTTTCCCAATCGACAGCAGATCACGTTGGGCTCTCCTCACGGTCAATTGAACGGGCCATTAATATCGCCACCAACATCCCAGTCGACGTGCGTCAACGTCTCGTCGGCACCACCATCGCCGATCGACAGGTTGATCTTCTATATCTGGCCAGCCTTGATCCTGACATCCAGCGCAAGGCCATCACTTTATTCAATGACGGCGCAACCAAAAATCTCAAGCAGGCCGTTGCCAGATCAATCGGCAACGAGGAACCGGAACTGAGTCCGGTAGAACGGCATTTTCAAAAGCTGCTTGATAGTTGGGCGCAGGCCACTGACGGCGCGAAAAAGCAGTTCCTTCAACACCTCGGAGAAACCGGTGAAATGGAGGTATTTAATGGCCGTTAAACGCGGTGATAACCAGACGCTTGATCTGCTAAAATGGAGTCCTCCGGAGATCACCGAACGGTTTGCCGAGGATGATCTGGTTCGCGCCCATCTACTGAGCCATCGGATCAGCCGAGCTGTCGCAGTAACCTTGAAGGAAAGCGATCTCGCTCGTGAGGATATCGCGGAACGAATGGGCGAATTCCTTGGCGAGACCGTGCCAAAAAACATGCTCGACGCCTATTCTTCCGAGTCCCGTGAAAGCCACAACATTAGCCTTGAGAGGGCCATCGCGTTGGCGCACGCAACCGATGATATCCGCGTATTCGGGGATCTTCTATCACGATTGGGTTACGCCGTAATCCCGCAGCAATACCTGGGGGCGGTTGATGAAGCGATGTGGGCGGAACAGGAAGAACGGGCAAAAACGAACAGGCTGGCTTCCAGGCGACGCTGGAAAGGAGGCTTGTGATGCAGGAATGGTACACCAAGGCTGAAATAGCAGCCCTTTCACTTACTGGTTTTCCAAGTACAGAACCGGGCGTTACAGCATGGGTAAAAAAACAGAAAATTGAACAACGGTTCCCCAACAAAATCCGTCCACGGAAAGGTCGCGGTGGAGGAAAGGAATACTGTTTTACAATATTGCCCAGGCCCAACCAAAGCGAACTGAGTATCCGGCACCTCAAGTCCGTGACCGCTCCGGACGCACCGCCGATAGAGGAACTGTTTGACGGCGCGCATACGATCCCTGAACCGCCATCAACGGAAGCCGGAGAGCTTCGCCGCGACGCCAAACTACTCGTTCTAAACTTCTGGGATATTTTCCGCTCCCGTCGCAACGAGCCGATCACCACATCGCGTCACTTCTTTGTGACGATGTTCAAAAACAACAAGATCGAGGGCATTCCGACATGGGTCAAAGGCGCGCTGGCGAGCACATCCGGTAAGACCTTTCAGCTTTCGGTCAACACCCTGATCGACTGGGAAAATCGACGCGCCAGCCACCAGTTCACGGAACTGGCCGGGTGTTATGGCAACCGCAAGGGTAGTGGCATTCTGGACCGGGCTGCGAGCGGCAAGATATCAACCTTCATCGCTGCTCTTCTGGTCAACCAGCTCCATCTGACAGCGGACCATATCCGCGATCTGGTACGGGCGGAGTTCGGCGATGATCTGGACGTTGACGGAGAACAAAAGCCGGTGCCGGATATCCGGACCTTCCAACGGTGGATCCGCAACTGGCTGGATACGCACCGCGAGGCGGTTCTCAAGATGACCGACCCGGACGCCTTCAAGAACAAGATGAAGTTTGCCGGAACCAATATGAACCACTGGGTAAAGCGCCCGAACCAGCTCTGGGAAATTGACGCCAGCCCTGCCGATGTGTTGTTAACCGATGGTCGGTATTCGATCTATGCAGTCGTTGATATCTACACCCGGCGCATGCTGGTCGGGGTTTCAAAAACGGCGACGACGGAAGCGGTTTTGTGCCTGACTCGAAAAGCTATTCTGGCATGGGGCGTTCCGGAGATCATCCGCACGGACAACGGATCGGATTTTATCAGTTACCGGTTCAAACAGGCAATGAGTGCCCTAGCCATCCATCAGGACATCACGGACCCGTTTTCGCCTGAGCAAAAAGGGACCGTCGAGCGTCATATAGGCACGTTGCAGCGCGGCTTGATGCCCCTGCTGCCCGGTTTTATCGGGCACAATGTTACGGACCGAAAGAAAATCGAGGCCCGGCGCAGTTTTGCGCAGCGCCTCGGCGAGTCAGACAAGGATGCTTTCTGCGTCGATCTGAGCCATGACGATCTTCAGGAAATGATCGATCAGTGGCTGCTCAGTAAATACGAACACAAAAAACACGGAGGCCTTGCCGGTAAATCTCCGTTCAAGATGATTACGGAGTGGTCTGGCCGGGTCCGCCGCATCGAAAACGAACAGGCTCTTGATCTGCTGCTGGCACCGTTGGCCGGGAAAGACGGCATCAGGATCGTTACTAAGCACGGCATTCGTGTTGACAAGACGGCTTTCATTGCCCCCGAACTCATTCCAGGAACCCGCGTCCTGTGCCGCCATGACCCGGATGACATGGGTCAGATTGCTGTCTATTCCGATGATGGCCGTGAATTCATATGCGTGGCGATCTGTCCGGAACGCAAAGGCGTCAACCCCGGCAAGGCCATCCGCGCCGCCCGCGACGAACAAGCACGGCGAATTGCCGAGGTTCTTGACCCGATTAAGAAAGAAATCAAGGGCATCAAACCTCGAGACATGATCCATGCGGTGCTTGACGTCAACGCACGCGATAGCGCCAGTGTCGCCGCCTTTCCGAAACAATCCGAAACTTATACCAGTGACGGACTGGATGCCGCAGCCGACGCCGCACTACCGCCATCTGATTCCCAACCGCTCACGGATGACGAAATCGTTGAAGCCGAAGCCGCATGGGCGGCGCTTAATGAAGATTACGGCGATAACGTCGTTGTCCTGCCATCGACGTCAGCGCCTGCCGTTCCCCAATTTGACGATGATGAAGAGTTCGTTCGTTGGGTACGCGCAAATCCAGCTGAAGCGGGAGAGGGCCGCGTCGCCTATGCCAATCAGCTTCTTGAAGAAAGTTCGACCCTGCGGATGCAGATCCTTGGGGATGAAGTTAACCGCCAGGACGGTTTCGTGTCGGCCTGATCAAATCCGGAGTTTGCCTATGCATCAAAAATTCGTAGAAACCGCAAATGTGAAACGCTTCATGCTGGCAACCGCCGCCATCGAACAGCGGGCCGCTCGTGAAGCCTGCATCGTCCTTGTTCAAGCGGAAGCCGGTTACGGCAAAAGTGCCACTGGCCAGCAATGGGCAATCAAGCAGGACGCTGTTTTCCTTCGCCTGAAGGCAGCGTGCACCCCGAAATGGCTACTTACCGATCTGGTTGCGGCGCTCGGAGAACAGGCTCCAGCAAATAGGTGTGAGTCGCTGTTCAATCAGGCTGTCGGGTTTCTTGCCAAAGACCCCAAACCCATCGTTGTTGACGAAGTTGAAAATGGGCTGGCTAACCTGAAGGTTCTTGAAACCATGCGGGATCTGAGCGATCTCGTAGATGTTCCAGTGATCTTCCTCGGGCGCAATCATGTGTGGGGCCGACTGCAGCGCGAAAAGCAGTTCCGCACCCGCATCGGTGCGCGGGCGGACTTCACCAGGACAACGCTGGAAGATGTCAAAAAATGCGTGACCGAACTCTGCGAAGTTGAAGTCGATGACGCCATCGTCACTGCTATCACCGAACAGTCAGAAGGCCACATCCGCGAGGTGATCAAGGCGATCAAGAACGTTGAGCGGATAGGCTTTAAAGCGGGCGGCAAAGTCACGGCTGAGATGATTCAGGGCAATCCCCTAACCCACGAGTGGCAACGTGAAAAGCGGAGAGCCTCCTGAAATGTCGGGCCCGATGCAAATGGTTTTAGACGCCTTGCCAATCACGGGGTCGTGCAAGACGGTTGCTTTGATCTCCGATGAGACCGGCATCGAGAAAAATAAGGTATCCGATATTTGCTGCAGGCTGATGGTCCGCAAGCTGGTCAGGCGGGAACGGATTGGATGTTACAACCTAACCAGCGATGGCAAACAGGCTCGTGACGCTGGAAAGACGATCATCAAAGGTCCTGCTGGTCCCAGAACGGGCCGGGTCAGCAACTCGAGTAAACGCACCACCCGAGACATGATCTGGCGCGTGATCTGTGCCCGCGAAAAGGTTTCAGTTCCGCAGATACAAACACTCGTTAATGAAGCTAAGGCGCACAATATCAGGGCTTATCTGTCCGCCCTCGCCCAGGCTGGTTATCTGCAGGAACTTAAGAGCCGAGAGCGCGGAACGGCGCTGACGTCAAACGGTTTTAAGGTCTATCTGCTTTTGCCAGGGAAGAATACAGGACCGAGAGCACCTGTACTCAAAGACCGCAATACTCTCTATGACAGGAATACAGACGAGACCGTTCAGGTCGGCGGTGACCAATGACCCGTGTAACGAAAAAACCGGGACAAGCGCTCGCTTCTGCAAAAATCGCTTGGGGCGACGCCCTGCCGGAATGGGTCGAGACGCTGGCCATTGAAGTCGACACGACATCAACTGCCAAAGCCGCCAAGGTAATCGGCTATTCGGCGGCAGTGCCGAGTCTTGTTGTGAACAACAAATACAATGGCGATCTGGCGGGCGTCGAAGCCGCCGTCAGGGGGGCCCTGTTGAACAAGACCGTTAACTGCCCTGTAGACGGTGAAATAACGTCCGATAAATGCGGCATAAACCAGCGATCAAGACTAAACACCACGGCCCCTCGAACAATCCGCCTTTATCAGAACTGTCGGGGATCCGGCAACGTCCCCAAATGCCCTCACTCACGGATCGGAGGATAGGTCGTGCAGTTTCAACCAACTATCCAGCATATCAAAACCATCGTTTCTGAGCATTACGGCGTTTCCATTTCGCTGCTGAACAGCGCCCGACGTGCGCGCGCAATCGCCCGACCGCGACAGGTGGGGATGTATCTGAGCGCCAGATATACGGGCCGGTCATTACCCGAGATTGGCCGGGCATATGGCGGGCGCGATCACACAACGGTCATGCACGCAGCCAAGAAAGTGACGGAGTTGATCGGGCAGCAACCGGAGTTCAAGAAACAGGTTGATTTCCTGACCTCTGTCCTCTCGATCGACGGCGAGATCATTGAAAACCCGGATATGCCTTCGAATCTGAAGGCGGCGGCGGATAAGGCGCGGCTCAAGGTCATCGAGGCCGCTCTCCGGATACCTGACCGCACTGCCAATGGCAACGCGAAACAGATAGCAAGAATTCTCACCAAATATTTTGGAATGGAGAAACTGTATTCGGCGTCAACCAAGACCGGCACCCGGATTGAAGTTTATGTCAGTGCAGAAAACCAGTTCGCCGTCCTGGAATGCGACGGCGACGACGCGCACCTGATGTCGGCTGGTTTTGACTGGGCCGAACACATGCCCACAGCCGAGTTGCCGACACCTGAATGGCCCAAGTCTCTGCCTTGTCTGAAATGCCCAACGCTCGTTCTTTCACAGCATGCGGGGGATCGTCTGTGCTCGAAGTGCCGGAAATCCAATAACAGAGTCGAAAACGGAACCGCCGAGGGAGTGGTTGGATGATCCGCTTTTTCAAACAGCAACTGCGTTGGTGGAGAAACATCTATCTGGCACCGCGTACCGTTTATCTAAAAGGAGAACTCCATGGCCGACCTCACTGAAATCGAAAAGCTGGCGAAAGAATACGCAGGCGCCAGAGCATCGTTGCATCTCGCGGCCGGGCAGCTGGATGAACAGATGACCAATCTCAAGAAGAAGGCCCTGCCCAAGATCGCCGCGCGTGCGATGTTTCTGGGTGCGATCGGAAAGCAGCTGGAAGCCGCGATTGAGGAAAGCCCCGAGCTGTTCAAAAAGCCTCGCACACAGGTCATGCACAACATCAAGGTTGGTTTCCAGAAACAGTCCGGCACCATCGAAATCAAGGATGCCAAGAGCGTCATCATCAAGATTCGGAAACTATTTCCGAGACGTGTGAAGGATCTTATTCAGGTCAAGGAAACGCCCATCAAGGCGGCGCTGAACAAACTGCCGGTCGCTGACTGCAGGAAACTTGGCATCACGGTCCACGATGCCACCGACGTCGTCGTTATCACGGCCGTCAAGACCGATACCGACAAACTGGTCGAGGCGTTTCTCAAGGAAGCCGTGGGGAACAAGTCATGACCGAATATCAGCGCGGCTTTCTGAACGGGGCGATCATTACCGCGTTTGCCGTTCTCGCCGCGATGTTTCTGGCAATGTTCGCACCAATCTGAAGGGAGATCATCATGCTCAACCGCCTGCTTAGTGCCATTCTTCAAATCGATATGCTGGTTAATCGGTGGTGTAACGTCCACGCGCGAGACACGGACGGGTGCCGACAGATTCGCGACGCGGCACAGGTGATACGGGCCGCAGTCCTGAACGGGTTAATCGAGGCCCAGCCTGATGACCGCCCGGATCCGGACAAGTGGGTACTCGCCTACATCGAATGCGACGGAGATTGGCAGGGCCTATGCGCCGCCGTGTCCAGGCACACGCTGGCCGGTGCAGGGCGAAAGATGATGCAGAAATGAAAGAGCATCCCTACGAGCTACCTGAAGGGTCGCCCGCCTGGTTCCATCAGGAAATGACCTGGATCCGCGACAACCATGCGTCGGGCTCAGAGACGGCGATCGCGGCAGTCAACGACCTGATCGGACGGACCCTGTTTATCCGAGGTTTCGCGCCGGGCCTTGAAGTCATGGCCGAAATTCTGGGCACCAATCAGCCGAGTGATACAACGCTGGCCGCACAGGCGGTCACTGCAGCGTACACGAATGGCGACAACACCGGAGACCCAGCATGAGAAACGCCAATCATGTTAAAATCCAGATCGCCAAGAAAGAATTGGATCTTGATGATGACGCCTATCGTGATGCCCTTCAACGGGCAACCGGAAAGCGTTCATCCAAAGGCATGAGCCATGCCCAACACCTCAAGGTTCTGACGGAACTCAGACGTCTCGGCTGGAAACCCAACTTTGTCAAACGGCGGGCCGGATCCGCGAATTCGGTCAAATCGTTGCACGGCAAGAGTCGAGCCCTATGGATTTCGCTCTATCACCTGGGCGTGGTCAGGAATTCAACCGATCAGGCACTGGATGCCTTCGTCAAACGCCAGACTAGAATCGAGGCGCTGCGCTTTCTCGACATTCGCAATACCAACCGGGTCATCGAAGCCCTGAAGGATATGGGCATGCGCGAAGCCGGAGTTATCTGGAATCCGCAAACGTCACCACGCGTGTCGGTGATGGAGGCGCAATGGCGGGTTCTTGCCGGGCTAAATGCCGTCCGAAACCCCTCAAGCTTCGCCATCCAGTTCTACGTCGAAAAGGTCACCAAATCGAACACCCTCTACACTGGGCTGACAGCCGCACAGGCTGACAGGGTCATCGCCGCACTTGGCGACAAAATTCGGACGGCCAGGCAACCTTCATGAAACAACGTCTCTGCCAGCGCCGGATCTGTTGTCGCCTGCACATGCTCAACCGTGTGCAGGAACGACGCATCGATCTGAGCGCGGCAGAGATCAGACTACTTGAAGGTATCATTGAACGGATGCGCCAAGCTTTCGAGGCCGCTGGCCGGGGCCGTTACAAACTGAAAATCAAACGCCCGTCAGAAAACATCATCGTCGTATATGACACCCGGCTGAACTGCCTTGTTTCAGCCTGGGCAGGACGGCCAAGGGTGAAACCGAAAGTCCAGCATCATGAATGAAAGCAGCGCACAGTCCGCAGTCAATACCTGTGAACAGAGCCCGTTGGCACCGGGCGCAACGCCCAGCGAAGGGCCGACAGCCGATCAAGTCTGCCCGCATATGCAGCTAACCGGCCTTTACACCAGACCGTGCCACGCAACTGCCGGGTCACAATCGTCCCTCCAGGGGCACACCGAGGCGGAGGATTGAGATTTGTATCGCTATTCGCTGGAATTGGGGGTTTTGACCTTGGTCTTGAACGCGCCGGGTGGGAGTGCGTCGGGCAGGTCGAACAGAACGAGTTTTGTCTGCGGGTGCTTGAACAGCACTGGCCCCGGGTCAAACGAATTAAAGATGTCCGGAGTGTAAAAGGTGACGAATTTGGACCAGTTGACGCTCTCTGCGGAGGTTTTCCCTGCCAAGATTTGTCAGTCGCGGGAAAGCGCGCCGGAATTGACGGGGACCGTAGCGGCCTATGGTCAGAATACACCCGTCTTATTGGCGTCATGGGACCGGAAGTCGTTGTCGTGGAGAACGTCACAAACCTGCTTAGTGGCCCAAGCCACAAGAGAGGCGGCTGGTTTGGCCGAGTTCTCAGCGACTTGGCCGCGCTCCGGTATGATGCGGAATGGCATTGTGTACCGGCTTCCTACGTTGGTCTCCGGCACCTTCGGGACCGAGTTTGGATTGTGGCCTACCCCAAACGCGACGGCGTACAAAGGGGGCCGAACATCTCCGCGGCGTGGCAAAGCCAATCCAGAGAAGAACAACTGGCAGGACTTTTGCAGCCTGGTACTTGGCCAACGGTATCCGGTGCCAGAGACCGCGGAACAGGTCATGGGATTCCCAACGGGACACACCGAAATATGTCCATCGGAAATGCAGTCTCCCCTCAACTCGCAGAACTTATCGGAAGGGTAATCCTGATGGCTGAAAATCATATGTCCGATAACGGGAAAGAGGCCGCAGCCGATGGATGACGACACGCTTTTACATATTGCACGGACAACGCTGACCAAAACCCAGTACGCCACAATGTCCCGCAAAAAGTGGAAAGACGGCATAGATATTGACGTTCCAACTTTTGAGTTACGAAAACTGGCACAAAAAATCATCTTCGTTGAGCGATCAGGAAAGTGTTCTGGGAAAAACACGAATTCGCAGGATTCAGCCATTCCCGAAACCTGTGCCGAAACCCATTCCCGAATTCGTATGGAGAACCGGGACAGTGAAGGGACTGCAAAATGACTGATGAACAACTCGCCGAATACCTGAACATACCCGTTGATCTGGTCGGAAAGAGCGATGCGGGCAAGCGCGAGACGTACGAACGCATGGCCGAAGTGGAAATTGAAATTGGCCTCTGGCAAGCCGGGATTGCCCCGAAGCCAGAAGGCGTCATCGTCTGCGGTTCCAGACAAGTGAAACCTTAATCGAGCCATGAGTGACCCAATGAAGCGCAAAGAAATCACGTTCCGAGAATTTATTGAGAGTCAGCGACAACCCGCTTGGTTCTGGTGGATGCTGATATTTTTAGCAGTGTTTGTTTAACGAGGGTGCAGAAATTATGAACGAAGATTTTTGGTTTCACACTTCAATGGGGTTGTTGTCGATATTGGGTGTCGTGACGATCTCGCCACTCCTGCGCCGTCTCCGCATATGGAACAGAAGGCGGATGTTGAAAAATTTCAATGAAGAAAATGGAACAACAATAACTGAATTGAAAATGTTCGGCGAAGAACTGAAACCCCAATAGAGAGGACAGAGACAATGGGAAATCATGATGCAGGGCGGGCGATGGTTGCGACAGCCTGTGCACTAGCTGACCAACAAGAAAAGACCGGGCAGACAGCCTTGGAGATACTGGATATTGCGTGCGCAGATTTCCGAGGATGCGATGCGGAATTTGATGACGCGACTTGGGAAGGGCCGTTCCACGAATTGCTTCAAGAAGCGTTCGGCCCGTATGACAAGTCAACCGACGAAGACGGTGAAGTATTCTACACCAAGCTCATTGAGCCTTTTAGCGAACGTTATGGGCTTACCTGAAAACGAGGGTGTAAGGGGAATATTATGTCAGTCGAAAAAACAAATCTGGGGCCAAAGCCCCGTCTGGAATTTCACCCGCCGACAAACCTGATTATTGATGACCGGTATCAACGGTCTGTGGCGCGTGATTCAGGAAGGCGTCTGATTGCCAAGATTGTTAAGGAATTCCATTGGCCGTTTTTCGGGGTTCTTGTGGCGACAGACAATGGTGATGGCACCTATTGCCTGATTGATGGTCAGCACCGAGCTGAGGCAGCGCGCCAGCATCCACATGTTCACTCTGTTCCTGTGCTTGTCATCGATGAAATGACCTTAGCCGAGCAGGCCCAAGCGTTTGTGGCGATTAACCAAAGCCGAGTTCGTCTAAATGCCTTGCAGTTGCACCGGGCGGCGGTGCGGGCCGGTGATCCGCATGCGGTAGAACTTGATCGGATCACCAGAGAGAGCGGTGTTGAGATTCCCAATAACAATTTGTCATCGCAGAATATGAGACCCGGTCAAACAATAGCCGTTAAGGCATTGTCTACGATCTTGAAAAAATACGGTGCGGAAACCCTCAGTAATACCCTGAAGACCGTTATGTCGGCTTATGGGGAAACTTCGGGTGATTTGCGATCCCAAATATTTGCCGCCACGGCGGTTGCCGTTTCCCGCCATCCCGACCGATGCAGCGCTATTGCCGAAAAACTGGGCTCAAGCGATTCAGTGACCTGGCAGGAATTTGCACGAGATAATGCCAAATTTGCCGGAACCTCAACGGCGGAAGCGTTGGCGCACATGCTGACATCGACTCTCAAGCCCAAAGCCAAACTTTAAAAACATGCTCAATATTCTGGAGCTATTCGATTAATGACCGACATCACCCGCCCAACTCCCGGTGATGGATTGACTGGTGTCCTGGCCGAACTGGCCGAGGAGATGGGTTCCGTCGCAGGCGCGTTGAGGCTGGCTCAGCACTATGGCGGGTTGGTGATCTATGTGCCCGGCAAACCACGCCCGAAACAGGTGATCGCCAGGACATGCGGGCTAGATGTCGCCCGAGCATTGTCGAAACTTTACAAGAACGAACAAGTATTGGTTCCTTTAGGGTCGACCGATAGCCTCAAACAAAACCGGATACTCAAGATGGAGGGCAGCGCTGCGCAAGTAGCCCGTGCTGTCGGCTGCACCATTCGTCATGTCCGGTGGGTTAGGGCAAGACAAAAACGGCCAGTCGCGCTGCCGCTGTTCGACGGAATTGACGGCGAAGACAACGACGAAACTTGACGCACACCCCCATTCTGTTCAACATTCCTGACACCTCATTTCATCATCGCCATAGTGTTTCACGTGCAACGGGTGAAATATTTCACCGGTGAGCGAGAGGGGCCACCCCGCTAATTTCGGGCATGTTTCAGATACATGTCCACCTCCCCAAGAACCGCTGGTTGCCCGGCTTCCTGATCCTGATGGATGTAGACGGCAAGCAACTGCTCTACGACATCCCGTGCCGTGGCAAGGCCGATGGCTCGGTCGCTGAAGCAAAAGGCAACCCGGACCGTGATCCGACGCTGCCTTATGGCGATCTGCCGTCCGGCCTTTTCAAGGAGGTCGCTGTTTCGCGATTTGAACCACCGCGAAGAACGTTCGGTCCAACGGCTATCCTTCTAGTCGGTGTCACCGGTGACGCCCTGAAGGCCAAAAAAAACGGTCGCACAGGACTCGCCGTTCACGCTAATCGAGGCGACGTCGAACTGATGGCGTCCTACGGCTGCCTGCGGGTCTTCGATCGGGACATGAAACTGATTACAGAAACCGTTGGTTTTGGCCGGGTGACCGTGACGGTCTTCGATCATGACCATTGGCCACCCCAACTGGAGAATTAAAATGTTGAAGCGATTTTTCGCAATCTGCGCTATCGGCCTGCTTTCCCTTCTTGCCGCCTGCGGTGCCATGCCGGGGAACGATCAGGTTGACGCCGGAATCACCAAAGCTACAGTCGAAGTTTGTCAGAAAGGTGAAGCCGCGCCCTATTTCTGTGGCGCTGAAATCATCGATGGCAAGGAAAAAGCATCGGTCTCCCTTGATATCGAGAAACCGGACGGCTGGAAAGTTCATTACGCCGCAACTGAGGTCAAGGCATTCGATGGCCAGAAGGCGCGTGCTGCTGTCGAACAGGCCATCTCGGCGGATCTGTCGAAAGCCTTCCCAGACACTGTCGAGAAAATAACCAAGGCCCTGATCGACGTCTTCGCGCCTTAGAGTCGGTTCGTGAAGGGTGCAATGATAAAAGCGCAGATGGCCGACGATCTTCTCCATCAGAAGGTCGCGGCCATCGCCTATATCCGCAATCACCAGATGGTGCGGGATCAGTTGCAGGATTGCGGGTTTTACAATGTCGAGTTCTATTGTGACCGGTCGACGGGCGCGAATGCCATCCTGGCGCACAATGCCACGCACGCGATCTTGGCAGTGCGCGGAACGGAAAAAAACTTCGCAGATATTCTGACGGATCTGAAGTTCCGCAAAGAACGGCATCCAGAGTACCGAATTCATCGCGGTTTCGCAGAAGCCTGGCGCAGCATTTCTGGTGCCGTCCAAGCGGATGTTTCATCGTTTCGTGATCAGGGCATTGAGGTTACTGCAACCGGGCACAGTCTCGGCGGTGCCGTCGCCGTAAAAGCTGCAACAGATATGTGGCTGGACAAAGTCGTCACATTCGGTGCGCCGAGGATCGGGGACGATAACTTCGGGTTTTTCGTGAACTGGCGCACACAACACCGGCGTTACGTGCGCGGGGCAGATGTCGTCCCGTTGGTGCCGCTGATGGCTCAAGGTTTCAAGCACGATTGCGCTGCGCACTACATCGGAGCAGACGGTCAGCTGACCGCGAACTGCGAACTGACCCGCGAACTCTGGGGCCGTGCAAAGTCTCTGTTCACCCTGGACTGGCTGATGGTCACCGAAGGCCGTCTGCCCTGTCCTGCGCCAAAACGCATGTTCACCGATCACCGAATCACCGGATACGGCGCGGATCTACAAAGATTGTTGGAGACCCATGAATGAATTCGCCGGAAACGACAAATATTATATTGATTGTGAATTTTGCCTGGACCGTTGTCTGGTCGCTCTTCTTGTTGTGGAAAGTCAGCAAAAACAAGAGCACTGAAACCCTTCAGGACCATGGGACTCGCATCGACAAGATCGAAACCAAGTTTGAGTTGATGCCCAGCAAGATATCCAGCCATCAGGATGTCGAGCGAGTTCACAAGAGGGTCGGCGATCTCAGGGATAAAGTTGCAGACGTGGCGGCGGATTCAAAAGCAACCAGAGAAATCGTGGATAGTTTGAAAGGGCTGCTCAATAAGCTGGTCGATAACGAATTGGAAAAGGGACGGAAGAAACAATGAACCTACAACAACAAATCAACGCCATGGTGCGCCTAGCCATCCTTCGGATTCTTCTCGAAGACAACGGCCACTCCCAGAACCATGAAATTATGACCAGCGCCATCGACACTGCGACGGCTCAATCTCTGACCTATGAGCAGATGAAGAAACATTTCGCCTGGCTTGAGGATCAGAAATTGATTTCTACTGAGTTTGTCGGCCGCTTCGTCATGGCCGAGTTGACGCGCAAGGGCATCAACGTGGCGCAAGGCAAGGAAGTTGTCCCCGGCGTCGACAAGCTCGGTCCCGAAGATCGTTGAAGGGGTTATTAAATGCCCCAGCAATCAACCATTAAAAAGCTACCCACCCCAATCATTGAGCGCCTGAACTTCCTGATCGCCGAGAATCAACTGACCCTCGACGACTTGACAGCTTGGCTGGATGATCAGGGCCATGATGTTTCCCGATCTGCGGTGGGGCGTCATAGCAAAAAATACAGGGGCGTTGCCCAAAAGCTCCAGCAGTCCCGCGACATCACCTCTGCTCTGGTCAGAGAACTGGGCGAGGCGGCCGGGCAAGGGGAGCAAGGTCGACTGCTGGTCGAAATGGCCCGTTCACTGGTGTTCGATCTCCTCGTGAAGATCCAGAACGAAGAGATGGCAGGCCTCAGTCCCAAAGACGTGGCTATGCTCGGCAAGGGTCTCGCCGAACTCGGTCGGGCACTGCGCCTCGATCAGGACTTCGAAACCAAGGTCCGGGAACAGGCTGAGAAAGAGGCGCGCGTGAAGGCCGCTGCGAGCACCGAACAGACGTTGACGAAAGCGGGTATCAAGGAATCGACCCGTAAAATGATTGAAAAGGAAATCCTTGGTCTGGATCGCCCATGACTGGATACTTTATGCCCGGCCAGGCCAAATGGCTAAACGATCACTCCCGGATGAAGATATGGAAAAAATCGCGGCGTATCGGTGCGACGTACGTTCAGGCCTATGAAGATGTAGTTGACGCATCGAAAGCCGGAGGCGCGATGGATGTGTGGTTTTCATCTGCAGATGAGTCGGCCGCCAAAGAATATATCCTTTATTGCGGGATGTGGGCCAAGCTCCTGGATACGGCGGCTGAAGAACTCGGCGAAGTCGTCATCGACTCCGACAAAGACATTAAGGCGCTGGTTATCCAGTTCGCCAATGGCAAGCGGATCCACGGCCTGTCATCCAACCCCAAGGCCTTCCGATCCAAGGGTGGAAAGTTGGTGCTCGATGAGTTTGCCTTTCATGCAGATCCGGAGGCGCTGTGGAAAGCCGCCGCGCCGATCATCACCTGGGGATATCCGGTGCGCATCCTGTCGACCTACAACGGCAAGGGTAATCGTTACTACCGCATGGTCGATGAAGCCGAAAAGGGCAACGGCTGGTCAGTCCATACAACGACAATTGAAGACGCTGTCGCAGAAGGTTTGGTTGATAAAGTATACGGTCGCCCGGCCACGCTCGAGGAGCGACAAGCTTACCTTGACGAATGCCGATCCATCGCCGGTGATGATGAGACCTATCAGCAGGAGTACATGTGTAATCCGGTTGATGAGGCGACAGCCTGGCTGACCTGGAACATGATTATCGCCTGCGAGGATCCTCTGGCCGGACGCCCGGAACTTTACGAGGGCGGTGACGTATACATCGGCGAAGACATTGGCCGCCACAGCGACCTGACTGTTTTCTGGGTGCTGGAGCGGGTTGGCGACATCCTCTGGACCCGCGAGGTCGTTCCCATGAAGAAAGCCAAGTTCGCCGAACAGGACGCTGAGCGCGATCGCCTTCATGAGCATTACCGCGTCCGCCGCCAATGCATGGACGAAACCGGCCTCGGCATGAAACCGGTCGAAGATGCCAAGGCCACGCACGGCGAGTTCCGGGTCGAGGGCGTTGTCTTCACCAATGCCAACAAACATCACCTGGCTAATCTGGGCAAAACCCATTTTGAAGATCGCCTGGTCAGGATCCCGCCGACCAAGGCGATCCGCAACTCGCATCACGCGGTTCGCAAGCTGCAGACAGTGACCGGCAATCCACGCTTTGACGCCGACCGTTCCGAAGTCGGACATGCCGATGAGTTCTGGGCCCACATGCTGGCCCTGCATGCTGCGGAGGAACTGCTCAAGCCTGCAGCCGGTACGACGGTGGAACGGGATCCGGACGCGATCCGGGCCAGCCAGGTCAACCGACCATCACACAATTTCACCCGCAATCCAGCCCGACCGATCATGAGGAGACCCATATGACCTTCATATCCCGCCTGAGAGAGGCCGCTGGCGTCCTGTTTACCGAAGATGAATATCGAATGATCGAAGCGGCCGGAACCAATGTCGACATCGACGAAGAGGGCTGGCGGCGTCTCAGTGGAGATCCCAACCGCGACCTGTCGCCGCTGTCTCAATATCGAATGCGCGAAACCGCAGCCTACATGCTGCGTTCAAACTCGTTGGCCAATCGCCTGATCGAACTGCCAGTCGCCTTTATGCTGGCTGAAGGAGTCACGCTAAATGTTGATGATGAACAGGGACAAAAGTGGCTTGATGCATTCTGGAACGACCCGATCACCAAGATGGATATCAATCTTCCCAAGTTCGCCCGCGAGTTGGCTGTATTTGGAGAGCAGTGCTGGCCCGTCTTCACGAATGAATTCAATGGCCATACTCGGCTCGGGTATCTCGACCCCGGCCTGATCGCCAATGTCATCTGGGATCCGGACAACATCATGCAACCGATCGGCGTGGTGACAACAAAGGACAAAAAAGGTCATGCGCGGCGTTACAGAGTGATCGTCAATGGGCCGGAAGCGATGTTTTCGAAACGTACCCAGGAAATCCGCAACTCCTTTGAAGATGGCGGTTGCTTTTATTTTGAGGTCAACGCTCTGGTTTCAGATCAGCGCGGCAAAAGCGACCTGTTGCCGGTCATGGACAGCCTTGATGCGTATGACCAGGCGCTGTTTGGAGAATTGGAAAGATGGCAGTTCATTCGAAATTTCATCTGGGATGTCACTCTGAAAGGAGCAACACCGGAAGAAGTCGAAGAGCGTGCCCGAAACATAGCCACACCGGCACCGGGATCCGCACGCATCCACAATGACGCTGAGGAGTGGAAAACTGTTTCGCCGGAAATCCAGGCGGGTGACAGCGACATCCTGACGCGCCTGTTTCGCAATCATATACTGGGTGCCCAGACCATGCCGGAACACTGGTATGGAGGCGGTGGGGACGTCAACCGGGCAACAGCCAGTGAAATGGGCGAGCCGACCTTCAAGGTGTTCACCATGCGTCAGCGTACCCTCAAGCATATGCTTGAAGAGGTTGGCTACTATGTCATGTGCAAACGGCTCGATCCAACGGGTGAGATGCCGGACCCATCAGAGTTCGAACCTGATTTCAAGCCGGTTGCCAACTTCCCGGAACTGACCAGCCGCGATACCACCAAATATGCCGCTGCGTTCCAGCAAATCGTCGCCGGTGCGGTTCAGGCGGTTGACCGAGGGTTCATGAGCGAGGAATCGGCGATCGGTCTGATTGCCTCTGTAGCCGGTCAATTGGGTTACGAGATTGATCCAAAGGCGGAACTGGAACAAGCCCGCGCCGATCGCCGTAAACGTCAGGAAGATGATCTTTTCGGCGAAGATGAGGATCAGGACGAAGAACAGTGACCGGAGATGACAGGAACGACCGGTTCGACCTGGAACGCGGCAACCAGGCGCGGCGGCTGAACCGTATCAAGAAAAACACGGAAGCCGAAGTTACCCGTCTGCTCAAGGAAGCCAGCGACCAGATCACTGTGGATCTCGCAGGAACACCTGGAGAATTCGATGCCTTTATCCTGCCACGTATCCAGAAATCGATCCAGGTGGTGCTTGGTGAAACAGGCGAAGGCATGGCCAAGACCGCGGGCGACGGCGCGACAGCCGCCTGGCAGGCCGGAATTGACATGATAGATGAACCGCTGGCGGCGGGAGGAGTAAAGGTATCGGCCGTGCTGACGGAAGTCGACACCAGGCAACTGATGGCCATGCGCACTTTTCTGACGGATCGCCTGAAAGATGTAACCGTCGAAACGCTCAATAAAATTAATGCGGAGTTGGGGCTGGCCATCATGGGCGTACAGACCCCCTTTGAGGCTACGTCCGGTATTTCAAAACTGCTGAATGATACCCAGCGCGCACGGGCCCTCAGAATCACCAGAACGGAGATCGGCCGGGCTCACAGTGTTGCGACCCATGAGCGCCTGCAGATGGCAAAGGAGCACGTGCCGGGGATTCGCAAGATGTGGCGGCGGTCCGGAAAACTGCACAGCCGTACAAGCCACGATGCCGTTGACGGACAGATCCGCAAACCCGATGAGCCGTTCCAAGTCGGATCAGAAAAGTTGATGTTCCCGAGGGACCCGAAGGGTTCGGCGCGCCATACGGTCAATTGCGGCTGTGTGCAGCTCCCCCACATGGCTGACTGGGAAGTCAAACATCCTGCGGGCCGACCAATCACCATTGAGGAACGCCAGGGCAGCGAAATGAAACGTCGCCTCTATAATGTCCAGGCGCAGGCTTTCGACAGCTGGGCGCGTAAACTGTCCAGACGCAATGCCCGCGCGGTTGGCCACTTCGAGACAGCGGGCGAACTGACATCGGGCCTGAAAGACCGGCTCGATTTGCGAGGTGTGAACCCGGCGACAATGGAGATCGCCGTCTCCGACCGGCGAATCGTGCATATGGTTCGAGACGCCAAGGCCGGAAAAAACAAGGCTTTGCCGGAAAGAGAGATTCGCCGCCTGCCGGAACATCTCGAATCACCAAAAGCGGTTCTCTGGGATCAGTTCGCCAAGAAACCCACATTAATTTATGTGTTCGAAGTGCCGGGCGAAACGCGCCTCGGCAAGATTCCGGTCAGGATTCGCGATACGGACAAGCGCGCCAGGCACAGAAAACACAATTGGGTGACAACCGGAGGCCTTGTCGACGGCGTAACGCTGTCAGATCCGAAACGTTATGAAGTCCTGACGGGAGAATTGTGATCGCCGCCGGGATGCGCAACTTCCCGAAACCACCTGCCGGACCGAAATCCGTGGGGCCAGTGCCAACGGTAAAACCGTCCACCGGACTATAGCCGACTTTACAGCTCTCGCGGCGATCAAGTCTGAATTATAAACCCGAAACCATCAAAAGTCACACCCTGGTGAAATTTGGCCTCAGAGCGCCGCTCAAGCCGCTCGTGCGCCCCGGACTAGCCAGATTTCCAGAGCGGGCATTTAAACGGCGTTTAATTCGGCCATATGAGGCCATTCAATGCGGGTCTAGGGACTGATATGGCGTCAGTCCGGCAATTCGATCGGATCCCGGCTTGAGGTGAAATATTTCACTGGCGAGGTGACGGGGGAGGTTCGCTACCTTGGCCCGAGTTGATGCCGTTAATCAAGTGCATTCGAAAAACCCACTGGAGATCATCATGAATTCGAAGCCCGAAGCAGGAAAAAAACCGGATCCCAAGCCGACCAAAAAGCCTGGCAACGAAGTCACCACGGAATCTTCTGGCGAAAAAGATGATCGGGGACCGAGTGATGATGAGATCAAATCAGCACTCGCCAAGCATTTCGGTGGCGAAGTCACGGTTCGCAAATCTGATAAAGAGGGCAATCCGGTTCGCGACAAAGATACGGGCGCTTACCTCAGCGAAACCGCCAAGATGAAAGGCGAACATATTCTCTCTTTCAACCTCGACGAAGAGGCCGGTGAGGTCAGCATCGTCACCATCGTCACCATCGACGGCCAGAAATTGACGAAAGTCGGTTGATGCGACGAATCCCCACCCTCGGTATTGTTGGCGCAACGGCGCTACGTGAGGCCTTCGCCGGTGATTTCCGCCAACTTGAAGATGTTCTTCGCGGCGCGCTGAAGCGCATCTTCAAACTGGCGGGCGATGATGATCCCTGGCCGTATGTGCAAGCGCTGTTTCCAGACTGGGTCATCGTCGAGCGCGATGGCAAGCTCTGGCGTTACCCCTTCACCATTGATGGCACGGACGTGTCTTTCGATACGCCCGTTGAAGTCGTCAGGACGTTTGCTCCCGTCGACGGGCCGGAAGGTGAAATTGCTCTTGGCGGCGGAGTCTTCATGGAGGCATCCGACGATAGTGGAGCCAAATGGCGGATCCGGGTGATCCGCGCCGGTCTTTCCGGCAACAACAATTTCTATCCGGATTCGGTTTTACGCGAAGCTACCCCCCTTTTCGACGGGGCGCGGGTTTTCGTCAAGGCCGACAAGGAGCATCTGCAGGGCGGCGGCAAGGATGTTCGCAATCTGATTGGCCGATTGACAGAGCCCTCCTTCATTGAAGGGGCCCGCACCGATGCCGGTGAAATTCAGGCGGTTTTCGAGTTGATCGATCCTGAAGATGGAATCGCCGTCAAACTCAGGGAGGCCTGGAACCGTGGCATGAGCGGTCTCTTCGGGTTTTCCATTGATGCGCTCGGTCCAGCCAAGCGTGTCCGACATAACGGCACGTTAATCAACACGGCCAAGGCCATCACCAAAGTCAATTCTGTCGACCTTATCGTTGAGCCAGGCGCTGGCGGCGAGGTCATCAATCTCATCGAATCACAATCCGATAAGGAGACGATCATGGATCGCGATGCAATTATTGCCCTGCTTGAAGCAAAGGGAAAACTGACAGGTAAGGACGTTGACAGCCTTACCGATGACCAGCTGGAAGAAATCCTTCGTGAAGCCATTTCCGATGAAGCGGATGATGGTGCGAGAGTTGAACAGCCCGCAACACCGGACGCCAATGCGGAGCCAATGCGCGAAGCTGCTGGCGGTGACGCGCCGGTAACTCAACAGGACATTGCAATGATCGAAGTGCGCTCAAGTATGCGCGAAGCGATCAACGCAAGCTCTCTGCCTGATGCTGCCAAGGTTCGTCTGATCGACAGTTTCGTCGCCCAAACCAAGTTCACCGAAGCCGACGTTTCTTCCGCGATCACAAGCGAAGGCGAATATCTCGCCAGCTTTACGGAAAGCGGAACCGTTCAGGGGCTCGGAGCATCTCACAATATTCAGGGCGGTGAGACCCGTTTTGAAAAGGTCGAGCAGATGCTCGAAGCCTTCTTTGATGTGGAACACGATGACCACCGTCACGCCCGCTCGTTCAAGGAGTGTTATATCGCCATGACCGGGGATGTGCGTGTTACCGGTCGGACCCGCGATTGCGACCAGGCGCTTATGCGTGAAGCTTTCATGCGGGAAGCCCTCGATTCAACAAGCTTTGCTGATGCGCTCGGTGACTCGATCACACGGCGCGTACTGAAGGATTACAACCGCGCGGACCAATACAGCGTCTGGCGGCTGATCTGTAACGTGGTTTCTGCAAGCGATTTTCGTACACAGGAACGCACGCGGATCGGCGGTTACGGTGATCTGCCTGCTGTAGCGGAAAGCGGCGCGTATGGAGCGTTGGCCAGTCCCACGGATGAGAAGGCCACCTACGCGGTCACCAAACGGGGTGGTACGGAAAGCGTCACACTGGAAATGATCAAGAACGATGACGTCGGCGCCATCCGCCAGATCCCGACCAAACTGTCGCGATCAGCCAAACGAACGGTGTCCAAGTTTGTGTTTGATTTCATTAAGGACAATCCGGTCATTTACGACACCTTGGCGCTATATCATGCCACACATAACAACCTGTTTACGGTTGCCCTGGGCGATGCGTCGTTTGCAACTCACCGGCTGGCCATGAAAAACCAGACGGAAATGGACTCCGGCGATCAGCTCGGCATCGGGCCGAAATACCTGCTTGTTCCGGATGATCTTGAACAGACAGCGTTCGATATGTTCCGCCGCGACACCAACAACGACGAAACCTTTGTCCAGAGCCTGAAGCCGACTGTTATTCCGGTGTGGTACTGGTCCGATGCCAACGACTGGGCAACGGTTGCCGACCCGAACGATATTCCGTTCCTTGAAATTGCCTTCCTTGACGGCAACGAGGAGCCGGAACTGTTCGTCCAGGACAACCCGAGCGTCGGTTCAATGTTCTCCAACGATATGGTCACCTACAAAATCCGCCACATCTACGGCGGCAACGTGACCGATTACCGAGGCTCAACGAAGGGCGTCGTGATCTAGAAATAAATTCCGTAGACATAGTCCGGAAAAATAGGGCCGGGGTGGCTCGAAAGGGTCACCCCGGTACACCGAAGAAAAACATAAGGCGGGGTGAGCTGGAGCCCGGTTCCAGCAGTGGGCCCATAACCCAAATGACGCCGGTTCGAATCCGGCCCCCGCAACCATTTTTTAGGAACCGAGATGTCGCTCGCCGATTATCAAACCCTGGTTGACAGTCTTGTCCGGGATCCGGACGGGAACTTCACCGTGGGCGAACGCGACAAAGCCATTGACCTGGCGCGAATCCGTTACTCGCAGGATCACCCCGAAACCGCCGTCGAAGACATTACTTCAGTCGGCGGTAAGTTGCTTGATTTTCCAGCGGCCTTTCAAAGCGGTTTCAGCGCCCTTACGGGCATAGAGATCCCGGCCGGTGAAGTGCCGCCAAGGTTCATCGAAAACGGCACCTGGAATATCTATCATGCGTTAGACGGTCAGAAGATCCTGATCGAGCAGACCTTGACGGCCGGAGACCTGGCACGGGTGCATTTCACGGTGCCACATACACTTGACGGCGTTGCTGATACCATTCCCGCCAAACATCAGGAACCGGTTGCCAGCTGGGCCGCAGCGGTCCTGCTTGAACAGCTGGCCACCCTGTTTTCAGGCGACACCATTTCGACCATCAATGCCGACAGCGTCGATCATCAGTCAAAATCCCGAGATTACTCAGCCAGGGCTACCAAAAACCGCAAACGCTATTTTGACGAACTGGGCATTGATCCCAAGCGCAACGTCGCGGCCGGTGTCGTTGTCAATCTTGACCCGCCAACCAGTCACGGCCGCCCGCCAATGTATAGACGGGGTTGGCGCTGATGTATGACATGGACATCCAGGGAACAGCGGAACTAGCGCGAGCCTTTGAACGTGCGCCGGATATCGTTGTCGAAGAATTGACTGCAGGCATTTGGGAATCCGAACTTCTGCTTGAGCGCGAAACCAAGGAACTGACTCCGGTGGGTGTCAGCGGTGGAACACGTTCATCCATTCAGGCCCGTGAACCAAAGCGCCTGGCTGATAACGTGGTTGGCGAGATGGGCTCGCCTATGAAACACGTTCTCGCTGTTGAGCTCGGAACCAAACCGCACTACCCACCTATCCAGCCTCTGGCGGAATGGGTCGAACACAAGTTTGGATATAGCGGCAACGAGGCTCGCAATGTGGCCTTCCTGATCCAGCGTAAGATCGGACGCAAGGGAACCGAAGGCGCGTTCATGTTCAAACAGGCCTTTGAAGCAAATCAGGAACAGGTCCTGCGGATCATGGCGCGGGCAAGCGGGCGCGCGGTCTCCAGAATTGGAGAGGTAAATTGAGCCTGCCCACCATCCGAACCGGAATCATCAACGCCATGAGCACTGTCCAGGACATTGGACTGGTTCATGGATATGAGCGGTACGCCTCGAAACAGAAAGATTTTCGGACCCTGTATCTCAATGGCCAGCAAGTCCTCGGCTGGTTTGTTCGCCGGGCTTCAACCCGGGAGCGGACTTTTTCTGCTGGAGCCAATGAAATCACCCATCAATGGCAAATCCGGGGATATATGTCTCTTGATGATGAGCAGGAGAGCGAACTCACATTTGATGACCTGCTCGAATCCTTGCGCGCTGCTTTCAGAGATGATCCGACTCTTGGCGGCACGGTTGAAACAACCATCGTCAACAATGAGATTGGCCTTCAGATTGAAGATACAGGACCGGTGATGTTTGCCGGGATCTTGTGCCATGGATGCCGGACAACTCTGAACACGCAGCACTACGAAAGCACCGAGGTCGTCGAACAGGGGGAGGTCAGCAACCTCTATGTCGGCCAGTCGCCGGATATCGGCACTGGCCATGAGCCCGATTATCAGGACGCGGTCACCGGGGAGCCACCGGTATGATCGATCTTGAATTTGAAATCGCCGAACTGAATCGCCGGGTCGCCAATCTTCTCCGGGTTGGTTCGATCGTCGATACTGATTACGCCAATGCTCGCGCCCGCGTCACCATCGGCGACATCACCACGGGCTGGCTGGATTTTATGACCCAGCGTGCCGGTGGCGATCGCACATGGTGGGCCCCGGAGATCGGCGAACAGGTCATGGTCCTGTCGCCGTCTGGAGATCTTGCCCAGGGTAAAATCCTGCCCGCCCTCTATTCGGCAGCCGCGCCAGCGCCAGCGGGCAGTCCGGACATTCACAAAGAGGTCCACGCGGACGGGTTTTCCGTAACCCATGACCGCGCCAACAAACGCACTGTTCTGGATGCCTGGGACAGTCAGGGAACCATCGAAATCCGGGCCAAGAACATCATCCTCAAAACCGGCGACGGCGGGTTCTACCACATTGACCATGCCGGTCTCGCCACCCGGATCACCCACCAAGGTGGCGTCAATTACGACAGCGAGAGCTGGCAGACCGGTGCCGTCGTGACCGGCATTCCTGATTATGGCCATAACCCGCCAGAAGTGGACATCCCATAGGAGACCGACATGGATAAGAAGACCTACACCATTAATCAGACAACGCCGGGGCTGGGGAAGGCCGGAGATTCCGTCGATATGACCGAACGCCAGGCGCGATATCTGCTCTTGTCCGGCGTCATCAGTGTGCCGGCACAAAAAACGCCGGCAACGAAAAAACCCTCGAAGGGTAAAAAAGGCTGATCAATGTCAGTACGTGGCATGAATAATCTGAGTGGTACGGGTCTGGACGGGTTGAATCACCTGTTCCAGTCGATCCGCGATATTCTGACCACGCCGCTGGGTTCACGTGTCATGCGTCGGGAATATGGCTCGACCCTGTTTCAGCTGATCGACCGGCCCATGGCCCCCGATCTCCTGATTGAAATCTATGCCGCCGTCGCCGACGCCCTCGCCAAGTGGGAGCCACGGTTCCGGCTGAGTTATGTGAAGGCCACATACGTTAAGGCCGGACGCCTGACCATTGATGTGCGCGGCCTTTATATCCCGGACGGTCGAGAAATCACGCTGGAGGGCGTCGTCGCATGACCGGCAAATTTGACGCTGTCGACCTGTCATTGGTTCCGGCCCCCGAAATCATCGATCCCCTGTCTTTCGAGACTATCCTGGCTGACCTGAAAATCGATCTGGAAACGCGCGATCCGGCCTTCACCGCGCTGTTTCTGGAATCTGATCCGGCGACCAAACTGCTTGAGGTTTGCGCCTTTCGCGAACTGATAATTCGCCAGCGTGTCAATGACGCGGCGCGGGCCACCATGCTGGCCCACGCCACCGGGGCCGATCTGGATAATCTCGCCGCCCTGGTCAGCATCGCCCGCCAGGTTATCGACCCCGGCAACCCGGCCGCCCTGCCGCCCGTTCCGGCGACCCTTGAATCCGACGACCGGTTGCGGACACGGGCCCAGTTGGCGATGGAGGGGATCAGTACGGCCGGGCCGGAAGGGGCCTACATCTTTCACGCTGTCAGCGCGGATCCGCGCGTCGCCGATGTCGACGTGGCGTCGCCCGTTCCCGGCGCGGTCCAGGTTACGATCCTGTCGACGGACGGCGATGGCACGCCGGTTCAGGCGCTTCTGGATATCGTTAACGCGGCCTTAAACGACAAGAACACCCGACCGTTGACGGATCAGGTTACGGTCCAGGCCGGTACCAGGATCGACTATCTGATCACGGCGGAACTGTTTCTCTATACTGGCCCGGACAGCGCCATCGTCCTGCAGTCCGCAATTGCGTCGATCACGGCATTCGCCGCCGCCCAGAAGAAACTGGGCGAGCCGGTCACCATCGACGGGCTGCACAAGGCGCTCCGTGTGGAAGGTGTGCGGCGGGTCAATCTGATCGCCCCCGTGCTCGATATCCAGCCTGACGGCGCGCATTTCACAAACGCGACGGCCATTACGGTGACCATCGGGGTTGGACCATGAGTCTGCTGCCACCCAACGCCACCAAACCCGAACAGGATATGGACGCCTCCATGGCGCGGCTGTCCGATATCCCGGTGCTGAATGGAACGACCTGGAACCCCGACACCATCCCGGCCCATCTGTTGCCCTGGCTGGCCTGGGCGATGTCGGTGGATACCTGGAACCCGGCCTGGCCGGAATCGGTCAAACGCCAGGTTATCAGAATGTCGTTCGCCGTTCACCGGATCAAGGGAACGATCGGCGCACTGGAGCTGGCGCTCGACGCCCTGCAGCTGGACGGTGTCGCCGTTACCGAATGGTTTCAGAATGCACAAAATCCATACACGTTCTGGGTTGACGTGGAACTCTCGACGCGAGGGCTGTCGGATGCTGAAACCACCGAAATCACGGCTGTTATCGATCGGACCAAGAATGTCCGATCACATCTTTCTCAACTCAACATCTGGCTGACGTCCAAATCCACATCACCCGTTGTCGGCGCCTTGGCCATAGCCGGTGAGATCGTTGAAGTGCAACCTTATTCAATCACGGAAGCGACGGCCGAAAATGCGGCGCCCGTTTATGCGGTCGGCGCCACTCTTGTCGAAACCGTTACCGTCAACCCCTCCGGAGCCTGACCATGCCTGCTGAACAATTTTTTTCCCTTTTGACCACGGTCGGCGCGGCGCAGCTTTCCAATGCTGTTGCGTTAAGCCAGTCAATCAACGTAACGGAGTTGGCGGTTGGCGATGGCGATCTGGGGGCCTATTACACGCCGACCGAAGCGCAAACCGTTCTGAAAAACGAGGTATTCCGGGGCACGATCAACAACAAGTATATCCATTCGCAGAATGCCAACTGGGTTGTGTTCGAGTTGGCCATCCCCGCCGTCGAGGGTCCCTGGACTGTGCGTGAGGCTGGAATTTTCGACAGCACCGGCAACATGATCGCCGTCGCCAAGATGCCGGAGACGTATAAACCGGCATTGGCGCAGGGTTCGGGTAAAGACCTGTTGATCAAGTTCATTCTGCAGACCTCGAATGCCGCGCAGATCAATCTCCTCGTCGATCCGAGCGTGGTTCTGGCCAGCCACCAAAAGGTTGCGGACGATATCGCCACCCATTCCGCCGCGACCAATCCGCATCCGACCTATACGGTCCCGCAGGCCACCGAAACGCTGATCGGCAAGGTTGAGCTG